CCTGAACAAATCGCTTACCCTTAGAGTCAAGTGAAGCCTGATTAGTTAAATAGGGAACATTATTAATGGTTCTAATTAACATTTGCAATTGGGCTGAAGCCGATTCTACAGTAGTATGTTTGAAGCAGTCAACGTCATCAAATATAAATATCTGCTGACGCGTAGATTCTTCAAGCCCATCTGCAAACTTATCTCCATCGTTTTTGTGCCACCTATTTTCAACGCCACATGATATACCAGCAGAGCCAGAAGCGAACTGGATAGTTTGCTCCATGACAGAACTCTTACCAACGCCGCTAACAGCCTGAATCGCAAATACAACAGGTACTACGCGATTGGTAGCTGCAGAGACATCAGAAAGGGTCTTATCATATACGCGCTCTATTTCAGCAATACGCTGATCCATAACACGTACGATATTGAGGTTGCGTGGTGACTTCTCTAGTTTGTTACGCAACTTACGTGCGAACACAAGCAGTTTCTCACACTCGGCAGCATAAGCTGCTTTCTCCGCGAAAGGAACACTGCGTGATAACAAACTACGATGTTTCATAATATAATCCTGATATGAATCAGGAAAGTACAAAAGTTCTTCGAATGAGACATTCTTATTCTCATAAAGAATGTCGACTTTCTTAAGAATGATCGCGAGAAATTTCCCAACATCAGTTATCAATGACAACGGGGTAACATTAACCTTAACACTGGAATACAATAAACCAGTAGTAGTTGAAAATAAATTATCAAAACTTGTGTCGGCCATGTACCCCTTAGCAACAAGCACGGCTAAGAAACGAACAAACCGGTGATACAACTCAGAGTCTACTAGAGAGTCAAGAGACCCAAGAATGTGTGTACCAAGGTCGGCGAACGTACCAAAAAGCCCATTGGGGACTAAATCGGGTTCATTGTTGTCCTCAGGGACCGGATCAGCGTGAGCATAACGAGTCTCCTCGCGTTGCGTTTCAAACTCCGTGAACTTCCACTTATCTGGGTTGATTAAGATATCATTGGCAATGAGTACTTTCCAACCCTCAAAACTAATATATTCAAGTGGTGTTTTA